GTTTTAAGTATATAATATAAAATTAATAACTGTGAAAGAAAATTTATGCCAACTGAAAAAAATCCCTTTGATAAAATACCTCAAGTAGAAGAAGACGAAGACAAAATTGTTGACGAAATTATTAATGAATCTATTCCTAATGAAAGTGTCGCAATGATGGAAGATGGGTCAGCAGTAGTTGACCTTATGGGCAGACCTGCTATCATGCCTGAAGAAGAAATGGTAGGTGGTCATTATGATAATTTAGTTCCAACTCTTGATGAGGAAACACTTCAAGAAATAGGAGCAACTGTTTATGAAAAATATGAATCAGATAAAGAGTCAAGAGGAGAATGGGAACAAACATTTGAAAGAGGATTTGATTTACTAGGATTAAAATTAAAAGAAACTTCAGAGCCATTTGAAGGTGCGTGTACTGCAGTTCATCCACTCTTAATAGAATCAGCAGTAAAGTTTCAATCAAAAGCTTCTCAAGAATTATTTCCTGCTGGTGGTCCAGTAATGGCTCAAATAATTGGAAATGAAACTGTAGAAAAACAACAACAAGCATCTCGTGTAAAACAATTTATGAATTATCAACTTACAGAGATGATGCCTGAATACTTTCATGAATTTGAAAGAATGTTATTTCATCTACCAATTATTGGTTCAGCATTTAAAAAGATTTATTATGATGGTTCATTAGACAGACCATGTTCAGAGTTTGTACCTATTGACCAGTTTTATGTTTCATATCATGCTTCAGATTTAAGAAAAGCAGATAGATATACACATGTAATATTACGCAATCCAAATGACTTAGCAAAAGAAATAGCTGCAGGAGTTTATGAAGATATTGATTTACCTGAAGCACAAGCTGTAGAACAAACATCAATGTCAATGAAAGTTGATGAGATTATGGGAACAGCTATACCTGCAGATTCTGACCCACAATATGTTTTATTAGAACAACATTGTTATTTAGATTTAGATGATGAAGGTGTTGCTTCACCTTATATTGTTACAGTTGAGGAAAGTTCAAGAAAAGTTTTATCTATAAGACGAAACTATAATGAAGATGACCCAACTAAACAAATGAAAATGTTTTTTACACATTACAAATTTGTTCCAGGTTTTGGTTTTTATGGTTTAGGTTTAATACATTTTTTAGGTAATCTTACAATGACTGCAACTGCAGCTATGAGAAACTTAGTTGACTCAGGACAGTTTGCAACATTACCTGCAGGATTTAAAGCTAAAGGTGTAAAAGTTGTTGGAGATAATGAACCTTTATCTCCTGGTGAATTTAGAGATGTTGAAGCCACAGGTGTAGATTTAAATAGAGCAATAGTCCCTTTACCTTATAAAGAACCCTCTAATACTTTATTTCAAATGTTAGGATTTATTGCAGGAGCAGGACAAAAATTTGCAGATAGCACAGAAAAAGTAATTAATGATTCAACTAACTATGGTCCAGTTGGAACTACAATGGCATTGTTAGAAGCTTCAAGTAAATTTTTTAGTGCTATACATAAAAGATTACATCACTCACAAAAAGAAGAATTTAAAATATTAGCAAGGATAAACTTTGAGTCATTACCTGACTCTTATCCTTATGAAGTTCCTGGTGCAAGTCCAACCATATTTAAAATGGACTTTGATGGTAAAGTTGATGTTATACCTGTCAGCGACCCAAATATACCTTCAAGTGCTCATAGATTAATGCTTTCACAGTTGGCTCTACAGTTAGCCAGTCAAGCACCACCAGGAACTTACAATATACAGGCATTACATAGAACAATATTACAAGCTGCCAATATGCCTAACTTAGATAGTATATTACCACCTCAAGTTAAACCAAGACCACTTGACCCTGTGTCAGATATACAAGCAGCAGTAAAAGGTATGCCAATAGGAGCATTTCCAGGTCAAGACCACATGGCACATATAACAGTTAAGAGTTCTTTTTTAGTTGACCCAATGAATGGTGGAAGTCCAATTATGGAAAAAGTAAAACCAGTTCTTGAAGCTAATATAAAAGAACATATGATTATGAGATACCAAGAACAAATTAATGGAATGGTATCAGGAGTAGCAACTGACCCTGCAACATTACAACAAGTTCAAGCAGAAGCTGCTCAACAAATATCTCAAGCTAATCAATCAATGGGAACTCAATTAACACCTGAACAACAATTAGTTGAGATTGAAAGACAAAAACTTGAAGTTGAAAAAGAAAAACTTGGTCTTGAAGCTTTACAAGAAGCTGCTGACTTAGCAGTTAAACAAAGAGAACTGACTCTCAAAGAGGAAGAACAAGGTATTAAAGCAATTGAAAAAGGTGCTAACCAAATTCTAAAACAAACTGAGGGACAGAAAAATAGACAAACAAAAGTTGCAACTCAAACTATAAAAACACTTGGCGATTTAGCCAAGGAAGAAATGAAAGGAGAATAGAATGAGTGATATAATAAAAGGACCACATACTCCAGCAAAATATGGTGACTGGTCAAAAGTACCTGGAAGCGAAATGTCTTTCAGAGCAAAGAGGGGTATATTAAGAGAAGACCCTCCTGCTTCATATAAAACTAAAAAATAATTTATGAAGAATATTATTTCTGAAATTGAGAAGGAAATAAATGCAGAAGTAGGTCGTATTCAGCAATCATTAGGGGATGGTGTTTGTGAGGACTATAATCATTATAAACAACAGGTTGGATGTATTATAGGACTTAAATATGCTAATAGCTTAATAACTAATATCTATAAAAAAATGATTGATGGAGAAGATGATGCAGACTATTAAATTAAATAATGCAGTTAAAAATGATGAATGGACAAACAGAGAAGAACTACCTGACCCAGAGACTTTACCTACTCTGCCTGGCTATCACGTATTGGTTCGCCCTGTTACGATAAG